CGGGCAGTGTAGTTCTATCAAACACACCATTTAACAGTGAAGATGCTATTCAAAGCTTAAGGCCCTCCCCACTCCTTTTTGTTGTCAGATTCCTAGGGTTACCTAGCCCCCCAATCGGATGTTGGGTATTGGTCCTGGGCTGAAGTGCCTGATCAGGCATCAGTCTCCACCAAAATCTCAAGAACCGGGTGGTCCATGAGAAAAGGTATCGACTTGATGTTCCTGATATAATCGCGGACAGAATCAAGCTGTTATTGGCTAATGCCATAAACCTTGCAAAATTGATGATACGTGTCAGGAGTTGCCTTGTGCTACTTCTCGACATGGAACTTGTTCCAGTCGTCTTGTCGTGGTTTGGCAGCCTTATCGCTACCCAACAACTCAAGCACTTTCGCAACCGCCAAATTGACCAAAGGAACGTGGTTGACGTCTTGCTTGAAACCCAAACACACGCCATGCAACCACGCCGCACCATCAACCTGATGCTGTACGGAATAGAAAGTTTTGGCTAAGAACCTGCCAGGTTTGGGTCCCCAAACTCTACCAGATTCTGTCCTCCAAAACCTTCCTGAGCAAAATTCAATTAGATCGGCGTCATAAACCAGTTTAACTTTAACTTTGAAACCTAACCTGCGTCCTGTCTACTCAACTATTTCTTCATAGTTGTCAGGTAAATCCTTCTTTCTCAAGGCCTATACCCCATCATCGCCGTTACCCATCGCCTTTGCCGACGAACCGATAACCAATGACGCGCAAACGAAACACCAAACCGTCATGATAAGGGCCAAAAGTGTTGCTCGAATAGAAGTGTCCTGATCACCTGATCCCGCGGCACCTTCCCTCGAATAAGTATGACCATGACTAGTCCTTCCCTTGGTAATCAACTGTTCCTCCAGAACAATCATACCATCGGGAGGACAGCCTGCCAACTCGTGTAACTTATTGACCTCCTTCTTACCATCAACGGACACCGAACCATCCATACGACTGATGTCAAGAAGCGCGAAAACATCATAACCTTCTGCTTCCCTATCAGTTATCCACTAACCGGTTTGCTCACAAGTCATGCCAGAAGCCCAAACAATCGTTGAGTTACCGACGTAACCTGCAATGAGACGAACACCTCCATTAAAGATTTTGCGAAGTTGTTCACCCCTGGCTTTCATCCAGGGACCCAAAACAACATTCACCAAATCAGTGTTACCTTGGATTGGGCGCGGATCGAAATCCTCCGTTCCCATTGGTCCACTCTTCAGCTGCTTCTCGCGCTTAATGAATGTCTTGTGAATACACTTCCTTTTCAGGGTTGGTATGTCGGGACACTCCCTCCACTACTTATACGCTAAAGCCTACTGCTTACGGCGAGCTTCTGGATATCTTGAATTCCATAACTCAAACGGCTAAGCTCTTACTATTTATTTCAAATAACCCTCCTTGTCCAGGTCAATGAATGCTTAAACCGCCTTCCTCCACTCTCCTTGTACGGGTTCATACGGATTATTGAGGATTCGATGCCTAACAGCACGCTCCTCGTTTTCCGGGGTATCAGCAACCACAACTGGGATGCAAGAAGCTATACCTAACCCCTACAACGTGGCACCTCCAAAGCGCATCTTTCTCCAATTGTAACCAAATTAGAAAGATGCACCAAGCTTAGGGTCCATCGTGGCACGGGCTGCTTCATAAGCCGGCATGGTATAGTTACTCGCTTTGCCACCAGTTATCAAACTAGCATTGGCAGCAATTTGCTGATAACGTAGATTCTACTACAGTTCCTTACTCATTGTCAATCCTTAATCCACTACCTGACCAACCACATGTGGCCTAGGTTGAGGCGTTGTCAGTACCGCATCATAAACACGGGACAACCAAATGTAAGGATGATGGTACCAGTACGTCGATACAGGCTGGAATTTAAGCAAGCTATCGTG